TTGGAACTTGTTTATGGTTTTTACCAATTCTGAAGACAGGTTTTTGTCAAAGCTAATACGTGATTGTAGCCAGCGATTGAAGTTCATGAAAGTGTCAATTTCATTAACTACATTAGTTTTTTTATCTAAACGCTCAATAGAAGCCGCAAGTTTGCTAATTTGGTCTGCAATTTTGGCGGATTCGGCAGCTGGATCATCGCTTGAATTAACTCTATCTAGCAAATTAGCAATAAGTTCAAGGTTTTTATTAATCAATTCTGTGCGAGTAACACGCTTGCCAGCACGTAGAGTGTTCCATTTTTCTTGATTAGTCCAACGACTAATAGTTACTTCTGAAACACCAACTTTTGAAGCTATTTCTTTTTGCGACATACCTTGCAAAAAGTATATTTTAGCTCTCTCTTTTTTTTCTTCTATTTCTCTTTTTTTCAGTGCCATTTTCCAAGATATATTGAATTTTGCTCCACAAAATTCAATACTAAATGGGCTTTTTGCAAAAAAACTACCAACACATGCAAACAATGTTCCAAGCCTTAGAATTTTGCTTGAAAAGTATTTTTTGCCACTTTATTTTTGTAATTGAATTTTAAATTTTGTTGAAAAAACATGGATGGATTAGTAAGAAAAATAAGCAATCAGACAGCAGAGTCTTACTTATATGGAATGATAGGCAGGGGTTTAGATATAGATGTAAATCTGTTGATAGCTCAAATAGAAGCCGTGCGAAGAGAGGGAGTAACTAAATTTGTGTTTTATGTAAATTCTGATGGTGGTGAAGTTGCACAGGGTAATGCTTTTTTCAACTATATGTTACGCACCGAAATTGATGTAACATGGATAGTTGACGGAATTGCTGCTTCTATGATGGCGATGCTTATTACTAATCCTAAACACAAAGTGGTTGGAGCAAAATATTCTAAATATATGTATCATCGCATACAAGGTTATGTTTACGGTAACTCAAGCGAAGTTAGAGCCCATGCCGACATGATAGATACATTCGAGGATTCGCTAATAGATATGATGGCAACAAGGATGAAAGCAGATAAAGCAACTGTTAAGAAAGAATATTTTGAAGATGGTATCGACCACTGGTTGTCGGCAGAACAAGCTCTCGAACTTGGGTTGATAGATGAGATACATCAACGCAACACAGAGATATTAGAAGCTGATTTGGCTAAAATTTCTAACAAAAGAGACGTTTGGAATTATTATCAAAAACAAATACTTAATCTAAAATTAAAAAAAATGGATAAAAACATGTATGCTCTTGCTATGGGGCTACCAAGCAACGAGGACGAAAGTAAAGTGTTAAATCACTTACAAGGTCTTGTTAATGAGAAAAAACAAATGAACGAGACTATAGAGTCTCAACGAGAGACCACAAAACAACTTCAAGCTAGGTTAGATTCTTTTGAAAAAGCAAAAGTAACCAATCTAATCAACCAAGCTGTTGCTGAGAAAAAAATCAGCGAAGATGACAAAGAAACTTATTTGGCTTTAGCTGAAAAAGATTACGCTGGTGTTGAAAAGATTATCAACAAGTTGCCAAGTGTAGATAGGCTTGTAAATAAACTTGAAGGTAGTGTACCAAAAGAATCGGCTTGGACAAAGAGACAAGAAGAGATCAATGCTAACAAGTAAAATCTAAAATTATGGCAAAAAAAGCTGACAATACAAAACAAATAAACAATGCTGCACAAGTGGAAGATGTTGCACAAGTGGAAGATGCTGCACAAGTGGAAGATGTTGCACAAGTGGAAGATGCTGCACAAGTGGAAGATGTTGCACAAGTGGAAGATGTTGCACAAGTGGAAGATGTTGCACAAGTGGAAGATGTTACACAAGTATCAAACAGCACATTGGCAGAAATCTTAAATTCTTTAGCTAGAATTGAAACTAAGCTACAGACTTTAGATTTGCAACCAACACATAGAGAGTTAGAAGTTTTTAAAGTTAAAACAAATAAAAAGAAATAGGAAATGGGACTAAATGTAACAAGCGCCTATTCAGGCGAAGTTTTAGAACAATTGCTAGTAAAAGCAACTACTGGCAACCAATTAGTTGACGGTGGGCACATACGAGTTGAGCCTAATGTTACTAAAAAATTCAGTATTCCTCGCTTACGTGCAGGAAACATGTTGCAAAAACGTAAAGAGAATCCTGAAATAACAGACAGTAAGGGTGATTTTACAGTTGATGAAAAATATCTAGAACCAAAAGATTTTATGGCTTTTACGGTGTTTAATCCACGAGCATTTGAGCGCTTTTGGAGACCATACCAACCTAAAGGCAATTTGGTGTTTGCAGAATTGCCACCAGAAGCACAAAATGCAATGCTTGCTGAAATGGCAAAAGTTGTAGATTTTGAATTGGGTGGTCATTTCATTACTGGTGAGTATGGCACCAATGATGGAGAGTATTTTGACGGAATCTTAACCCGCATTTCAGCGAGTAGCAACGTGATTACTTTTGATTCTCCAGCAGCAATTACTTCTACCAATATTCTTTCTGTATTAAAATCAGTACGCAACAGCATTCCTAAGCAATTACGTGGTAATGTGAATTTGAAAATCTTTATGAGTGTTGATGATGCAGACCTTTATGATGACGTTCTTACCAATCAAGCTCACAAGGGTGCTGATTACACAGATGTCAACTCTGAAAGATTTAAAGGAATTAAAATAGTTCCTTTGGCTCAATGGACCAAAGATGTGGTTGTTGCTACTGTGGCTAGCTCTAATATAGATTCTAACTTCTGGGCAGGAGTGGGTTATGATGATGATGCAGAAGTTATACAAATCGACAAATTGAGTAATGCTTCAGAATTGTATTTTTTCAAAATGCTTATGAAAGCAGACACAAACATTGTTTTCGACGAAGATATTGTGTTGTATGATGGTAGAGTTAGTGTTGGTGATGAATAATTGATTGTATGCGAAAGATTAATAAAATAGTGGTTCATTCTACTGCTACACCAGCTGGCAGAGTTGTAACGGTTGAAGAAATTGACCGCTGGCACAAAGCTAGGGGTTGGAAAGGCATAGGATACCACTATGTTATTGGTCTAAATGGCGAACGCTGGATTGGCAGACCTGAGCATGAGGTTGGGGTTCACACACGTAATCACAATCACGACAGTATCGGAGTGGTTTACGTGGGCGGAACTCTTGCTGATGTAAAAACGCCTGCCGACACTCGTACAGCTTTGCAAAAAGCAGAGCTTCAAAAATTGCTTAAAGAGTTAAAAATAAAGTATCAGTGTGTAATTTATGGACATCGAGACTTTAATGCAACAGCATGTCCAAGTTTTGATGCTAAAAACGAATATAAAAACTTGTAAATCATGGATTTTGTGATAACATATATACTTATTCCCCTGTCAGCTACCTTACTTGGTAGTGGTGGCGTTGGAATATGGCTTACAAGAGTTTTTAGCACAAAGATGGAGAAGCAAAATAAGGAAGCTATGCTCATAAGTAGCACGATTTCCGAGATGCTAAAAACCATAGACAACCTGATGTTGAAATACACAGAGTTGCAGAATGAGTTGCTGCAGAAGTCGGAGCAATTGCTACGTAAGGAGATTGAGAATGCGGAGCTAATCACTACAGTTGAGGAGTTAAAAAAAGAAATTGCAAAACACAAGAAAAGAATTTCTGATTTGCAAGAAAAACTAAAAACAACAAGCTAAAATAAATAAAAGTTGAATTATGAAAAAGTTATTAATTATTTTTATGTTATCGTTGGTAAGCCTGCAATTTATGGGCTGTAAATCCAACAAGCCCGTGTCTTATGAATTTGATAAGGAGACACAAATGGAGTACACTGCTGCGACAGAAGTACAAAGAGACATTGTTCTTCAGTATGAAACTGTTGTAAAAAGCTTAGAAAATGCAGAAAGTTCTGAAATTCAAAAGATTGAAGAATATATGCCTATTCCGCCAGCTTTAGATAAAACCGTATTGGTTAAAACAACTACGATTGAAAAGACGTATAGGTTAAGTAAAGATGTTGATACAAACACGAGTAGTACTGAAGTTGAGAATATAAATATAAATAGTGATAGTAGTTTTACAACGCAGGAACAATCCCAGCAGGTGGCAACTTATCAAACCAAGAATGATAAAGACAATAGGTCTAAAAAGTGGGTGCGATGGGCGGTCGGTAGTTTTTTTTTACAGCCTCAATATTGCTGTTGGTTATATTTAAAATCAAACCAAAATGGCTAAAAAGAAAACAGTAAAACAAGAACCGTTAGAAATAAAATTTGACGGAAAAAACTTCTCGGTTGCTGGACGCATTTTTGAAACCAGACTAAAAGTCGAGAGGTTTTTAGCAACACAAGTAGTTGCAGAACAAAGTGATAATAAACAAGAAGTAGAACCATTAAATAATAAAAACGATGATACCTCTGAATGATATAGTTTTTGAACGTCAAGTTGGCGGACTAAAACGCGAAGCTGAAAGCGAAGATGTGATTTCGGGATTGATAATGCTGTTAGAAGCCATGCCCTTTGCATCTGGGTCTCCACTTATAGAAATCTTAGTTACGCCCCAAATTAAAATGTTTGTCGCAAAAATACGTTATTTTGAGGAGCTTGCAGAAATTTATGGTGTTGAAGAATCTGAAATCACATACACTAATGGCGTTTTAGATACTGGACAGGGCGTGCAGTTGGCGAAAAATGCTGTAGTATATCATACACAAGAATTCTTTCGCCAGTCTCCAACAGGCGAACTGTGGCTTGGTGTAACAATTGAAGGAGATGGTGTTCCAAAAGAAGCTATTTTAGCCCTACAAAATAAGGCACAAGGCAAAATTAGACAATTAGGAGTATTTACACCAAAATCTGAAGACCTCATCCAATATCAATATGCAGCAGCTGGCGATGGCATTGAAAAGGGATTAGAGCAAATGCACAGACCTTTAAGCATAGTTGTGGGTCTTAGCAAAGAGGGCTTGACTTTGAGTAATCTTTTGAGCGCAAATCCTCACTTTAGCGATACTGAATCGCGTAAAAACCTTAGTTTGCTTATAGCTTGCGATTTAGACGCACGAGTTTTATCTCAATTAGGCGAGGAACAATATGGCTATTATGGCTGTGTTGGAAATGTCTTAGGCGCAATATCAGCCTCACGCGTTAACGAAAGCATTGCTTGGGTAGGAAAGTTTAAGGCAGGTCTCAAGAAACCAGGGTTAATTACTGGCGAATTGCTTGATGAGTTAAGCGACACAGATTTGAATGTGCTGAACGATAATAGATATATTTTCGTTAGATATGTAGAAGGAATTTCAGGCAATTACTTTAACGATTCACACACTTTAGATCCTGTAACTAGTGATTATGCTTATATCGAAAATGTTAGAACTATGGATAAGGCTGTGCGTGAAATTCGCAAAAAGCTAGTTCCTTTCCTAAATTCGCCAATAGCCATTAATTCTTCAACAGGAACTTTGGCAGACATTTCAATTGCAAATTTAGAAAACGTTGCAAATTCTGCCTTAGAAGAAATGGAGAAAAGAGGCGAAATTTCAGGACATAGAGTTGCTATCAATCCAGATCAAAATGTTTTGGCAACAGGTGAAATTGAATTCCAAATTCAAAAAGTGCCTATAGGGGTTGTTCGCAGAATGAGAATTAAAATAGGTTTCACACAAAAATTAGATTGATATGAATAATAGTAGATTAATTCCGCTTATAAATGGCGTTGAGCATTCGTGGGCTGACATTGCTGTTGTTGCAGCAGGCGTGCTACTGGTGGGTATTACAGAGATCAATTATGCAGATGAGCAAGTTGTTGAGAACGCTTACGGCATAGGATCTAATCCAGTAGGTAGGGGTTATGGCAACATAACTCCATCTGCAGACATAACTATCTCAAGAAAAGAGGTTGAAGCGCTGCGAGCAGCAAGCCCAACTGGAAGATTGCAAGATATAGAACCATTCGATATTATAGTTGCTTACATTCCAATTAAAGGAAATACTAAGTTTACGCACACAATCAAGCAATGTTCTTTTGCAAATGATAGTGCTAGTTGGAAGCAAGGCGACACGCATAATAATGTCAATTTAAAACTGGTGCCATCAGCGATCGTGTGGGATTTAAACAAGATCACTCAAACATATGTAGGTAACCCAATGTTTTAAATCAAAAAATACTAATTATGACAAAAGTAACAAAAGAGCAAATAGCAATGTGGAAAAAGCAGTACGGCGATGTTTTTGAAGTAACTGCTGGCGATAAAGCGTGCTATCTAAAGCGACCAGATCGCCACACGCTTAAAGCTGCCGATGCGATAGGGAGTGAAGATCCTATGAGATATAACGAAATTCTTTTAGAAAACTGTTGGGTTGACGGCGATACCGAGATGAAAACAAACGACAACTACTTTATGCAAGTGGTGCCAGTTTTAACAGAGTTGGTAAATTTCGGAAAGGCAACTATAAAAAAGCTATAGCAGAGGCGGTTGATGTTGGAGAGTATGATATAATAGAGTATTACGACACACTGTTGGAATATTATCTACACATCAATCCCTCTGAGCTTTCAGACAAACAGTGGGTTACTAAAATCGCAATTCTTAAAACCGTTAGAGAAAAAGAAGCACAAAAAGACGAAACATTATGGCAAACGCAGGAGATGTAATATTCGCAATAAAAACCATCTGGGAAGGCAGTGCTGCTTTTTCAGAGGCTAGTAAGTCGGCTCAAAAAACTAAAGAAAAAGTTGATGAGCTTGGCGATTCTATAAGATCTGCAAGCGACCAAACTAAATCTATGTTTAAAGCGTTTCTTGGAGCAAGTGCGGTGCAAAAAGGTTTTAGTATGCTCACAAATGCAGTTTCGGGATTTATAAATCAAAGCGAAACAATGTACAAAGACCATAATGTTGCACTTACCCAACTGACCAATACTATGCGAAACTCCATGAGTGCTAGCGATGCCGAGATTGAGAGCATTCTCAAATTAACAGAAGCACAAACAAAACTCGGAGTTGTCAGCACAGAGGTTCAGTTAAGTGGTGCTAAGGAGCTGTCTAGCTATTTGCAGAAAAAAGAAAGTTTAGAAAAGTTAATTCCTGTAATGAACGATATGCTTGCGTATCAATACGGATTAGGTACCACACAGGAACAGGCAGCAAATATTGCAATGTTATTAGGTCGAGTTCTTGATGGACAAACTGGAGCTTTAAGCAGAAACGGATATAGGTTTAGTGAAGCTCAGAAAGAGGTTTTGGAATACGGCAACGAAAGCGAGAGGGTTGCTATGTTAGCCGAAGTTATTTCACAAACAGTGGAAGGTGTCAACAAATCTTTGGCAGCAACACCTGAAGGTAAGGTTAAGCAAATTGCAAACGAATATAGGCATGTGCAGGTGGAAATTGGTAAATTAGTTACAAAAATTAGGGGCGAAGCCACTGCGGTGTTTAATCAAGTTGTTGTAAAATTATGGGAAAATCGAAACACTGTATTGCAGGTTGTAAAAGCTGTTGGAGTTTTGACAGCAGGGGTTGTGGCTTATAGGGTTGGTGTAATCGCCGCTAATGTTGTAGGAAAAGTGTGGAATGGCTTAATGAAGGCAAAAACCGTAGCGATGAGCCTTTATACTGGCTCCGTAAAGGCGGCAACAGTGGCTACTAAGCTCTTTAACAAAGTCACCAAAGCCAATGTGGTTGGAGCGATAGTTAGCGTAATAACCGCAGCTGCGACTGCTTTTTTGCTATTCAGAAAAAACGCAGAGCGAGCTACAGATGCTACTAAAGGCTTAACAGAGGCAAAAAGAATGTTGAATGATGTTGAAGCAGAATCGCATCGTAAAGCTGATGGTGAATTAACTAGATTAAAGTTGTTGTACGGAGCTACGCAAGACTTAACTTTGTCGTATGAAAAACGTTTGGCAGCAGCAAAGGAGCTTATTCGCCTATATCCTGACACTTTTAAGGGGCTAAGTGCTGAGGCAATATTGGCAGGAAAAGCACAGGGGGCGTATGATGATCTGACTGCTTCAATTCTGCGAAAAGCTTATGTTGAAGCTGTGGCTGAGAAGTTGAAAGAGGTAGAAGGTAAAATGATGGACTTAGATCTTAGAAGAGAGTATTTGGGCGATTATGAAGTTGTTGATCTTTCAGATTTTAAACCAAGCATGTGGTCATTAAAGGGTGCGGCTCAACAACGAAGCGATGAAGCTCAAAGAAGAATCGATGAAAATGAAAAAGAAGAAGCAGCCTTACAACTACAAAAAAACAAACTTGAAGAGACTATTAGAGGATTTTCAGAGGAAGAAATGAAAAAACTGCTTGGTATCGTAGCGGGCGATTCTTCTGAATTTGGTAATGTTGATTTTAATTTAGATGATTTTTTAAATCCAAACGGCGGTAGTGGTGATAACAACACCACTAAGGACGGCGCTCTCAAAACTGCAGATGCTATTACTGCAGGTGGTAAGGGAATTCGAAACTTTTATATCAATATAGATAGTTTGATAGGTTCTACCAATAATTACTTTACTAGCTCCAAAGATGATCCTGCAAGCGCAAGTGATTTTATGCAAAAACTAAGCAATGCTCTGCAATTAGTTGTTAACGATGTTAATTATATAGCAGATTGATGATATGAGTTCAATTTATATAACACAGGGCGGTGGCAAAGAGATACTTATAGGTGGTAACATCCAACGAGGTATAGCTAATAGAGCCTATGAAATAGGACTCACAGCTGTGCGTAAGACAGTATTTTCTTCTAAGCTAGGTTCGCGCATAAAACTAGATCCTACAGATGACGAATTGTTGTTAAATTATGGCGGTTCTTACCCAAATTCCCTGCTGTTATATTCTGATGATACATCTATTGAGTTAGTTGACGTGAAGATAGATGTAACCCAAGAAAACACTATTGTTAAAACGCCTATGGTAGGAACCAGGGGTACCATAAAAGAACTCATTAATGCTAAAGATTATGTTGTGAAAATAAGTGGCAACATACACAATGCTACTGAAAGCGGAGATGTTGATTTATATAATGGTAATGTGTATCCTATTGCTCAACTTGCAAAATTAGAAAACATTTTATACCAGTTAAAAATATTTAGTGTTGTAAATGTTTTTTTAAACACATTGGGGATTAACAATTTAGTTTTAGAGTCAGCAAGTTTCAAACAGCAAGGTCAAAAACATTTTAACATTTTACCTTTTAATCTAGATTTTGTTTCTGATGAAGACAATTATTTTTTAGTAGAACCTTATTTAAGTTAAATCATGGAGTGTAATCAACAAATCTTATTTTCATATCTTCGCCATGGTCAACTATGCGGACACGCAAATCTTCACCATGTTCAACAATTCTCCACTCATAACAATATAACGCGGGGCGTTCTACTAGCCTTATTTTCACATCTTCGCCACGATCTACTACTCTTATTTTCACATCTTCACCATGATCTACTATTCGTATTCTTCCCATCATTGAAATGCCCTTATATGTGCAATCATCTTGATCATTCTCAACAAATGGTTGATACGACAAGCTTAGAAAAAATGTTAAACAAAAAATTGCAAGTGTTTTCATGTTAAGTCCTATTTGTAATATTATTGTTTTTTGTAAAGATAATAAAAAAAAGATTATCTTCAATAAAATTAATGAAATTAATGTAACAACTTCTATTCACAACTTAACAGATACTTGTACAATTACCTTACCAAAGAATTTTACTAACAAAAAAGGCAATACTATTTTCGACTACCTGACACAGGGCGATGAGATTATAGTTAAAACAAAGTATGCTGAGCATAAAGACTGGCATCAAATATTCAGAGGCTACATAACAAACATTAACGACACTACGCCTGCAACCATTACTTGTCAAAATGAGATGTATAGGCTTAAGAAAGTGTTGGTACAGCCTGAAAAAATAGAACAATTTAATCTTGAAACATGGTTTAAAAAGTATGTAAATGATATTAAAATTAAAACCGTGGGAGATATAAAATTTGGTTCTCTAGATATTAATTCAGAAATGACAATGGCGGAAGCTCTGTTAAAGCTTTTAGATGTGTATTCGTTTTTAAAATGCTACTTCTATAAAGATGAATTAGTCTTCACAATGCTTGCTTCGCCATCTGCAGAAAAAGATGCAATAGTTTTAAGTATAGGCAAAAATGTTATTACTGATAGTTTAGAATATGTAAAAGCTGAAGATGTTAAAGTATGTATTAAAGCAACGTCTATAATTGTGCGAGAAAATAAAAATGAAAAACTTGAGGTTATGTTGCCTGAAGGAGCAAAAAATCTTAAAGATTATGAGCAAAGACATTTTCACGTACCAGAATGTACGACAGAAAAAGAATTACGCACATTTGCAGAAAATAAGCTGAAGGAGTTTAAAGTTGATAAACTAACAGGTAGTGTAACTCTTTTTGGCGTTCCGCGTGTTGAAAAAACAGATATTGTACACATGTTGTCGCCTCGCAAAAATTTTAATGATAGACTATTTTTTGTCGATGCCGTAACTTATCAGTTTGGGCTAAATGGTTGTAGACAAATAGTTAATCTGGGTTATCAAATTAAAAAGACAATGCAATGAGTGTAGAGTTGAAAATACGGAAAAGCATAAAAGAATTAGCTGGCGCAACTGATTTAAGGTTTGAAACTTATGCTGCAATAGTAACAAGTGTAAATGGTGCTACTTGTAACGCTAAGAGGGTGCTGGACGATAAGATCGTTGAGCGTGTTAGGTTAAATACTAATGTGCAAGAAGAAAAAGGTTTGATCATTGTGCCAAAAGTAGGTTCAGATGTTTTAATTACAAACATTGATGGCGGTGCGAGTTTTGTAAGTCAGTATTCTGAAATAGAAAAAATAGAACTAAATGTGGATTCTACAATTATTATAAATGGTGGGCAAAATGGTGGACTTGTTGAGATTGGAAAGTTGGAAGAGAACCTTGAAAAAATAAAAACTTACTTAAAAGATCTTGAGGCAGAACTCGTAACAAGCATAACAGGTTTGGGAGGAGAATTGGTGATAGTTTTGTCCGCTAACGATATGTCTTTTGTGAATATGGAAAATGACACTATAAAACATTGATACTATGAAAGGAATTTTGCTTGACGAAAATAATAATTTAACAGCCACAAATGGACATTTAACAATGGGTAACGTAACGGCTCAATGTGCGGAACTGCTTATAAATTCCTACAAGGGAGAATTTAAAAATGCACCACATTTAGGCGGTGGCGCTAAAGATTTTACAGCAGGCAATCCTAATCCATATTGGGTAGTTGAAACAAAACGACAATTGCAGGAGAACTTAACGCCAGCCAAAAGTGTAAAGTATGTAAATGGAGATATATTAATTGATTTAATTTAATGAATTATGAAGCCGAGAACAATTAATGAAATAGCAGAGTTTATAAAGCAAAAGTTTATGTCTAACAGCTTTATCCGCAATTTTTACGGTTTTTCTCAAATCGTGACCAACCCTGTTAATGAGTTTGACGAAAGGTTTTCTCCTGCATCAATTGAGGCACAGTTTGTAATTGTGCTTGCAATCTCTATTGCTACTTTGGAAAACATGTTTTTTTGGTTCAAAGAGGACGTTGAATATATGATTGAACAAGAAAGGTATGGACACGCTGGGTGGTATAAGAAGATGGCTTTAAAGTTTCAGTATGGACAGGGAATCAATCCACATTATGGACCAGATTCCGATTCGGATTTTGCAGAATCATCAATCTATGAATTTGAAGATGATAATTTAAAGCCTGTAAAATTCGCACACGCCTCAACTGCCTCAATTCATGAGGATGGTGTTGGTGTGCTTATTAAAATAGCAACATTGCAAGATGGTGTGCTACAACCATTGTCGCCAGAAATAGCAGACTTGTTCAAACACTATATGAATCGAATTAAGCCAGCTGGAGTACCGCTATATATTGTTAACGAAGATGCTGACAAATTAATTTTGACTATAGTTGTATATTACGACCCTTTGGTTATGCGCTATAATGGCAACTTAATTGCTGACAATAGCAACCCTGTTAAATTGGCAATTAATCAATATTTAAACAGTATCGAATTTAATGGCGAATTTTCAACAACAGCACTAATTGATAGGATACAAGCGATATATGGGGTTGAAGCTGCAGAGATTACGAGTTCACAGTCGCAACGTGTTAGCAATGATCCTGAATCTTTTGAGGCTATTTGCGTGCCACATAGTGGTTACTTTAGATTAGAAGATTCAACAATTATTTACAGAGCAAAAACTCATTAAAAACGACACAAGTATGATATATGACTTTAATTTAAAAAATTTAATAGGCAACATTTTACCAACAGGACTAAGAACTAACATTATAAATTATTTCAACGCTCAACTTTTGGTTTTGAACGACCTTTATGCGAAATTTATAAATTTACGAACAAATAGCCTGCAATCATTACGCTATGCTTGCACATATCCCGACTTGCAGAGATTGTTAAACGACAAATTTCGTCCCGTCGATAGAGATATTAAAGCTTATGATGGTGTGGTGTACCAAGTTAATTTGATTTACCCAATGGCAGACGAAGTGGCTTTTGTCACACCCAAAGTTATAACTCCTAATATAGATGCTATATGTTCTCCTTTTAATGTATCACTACCAAACTGTTTAATAGTTGATGCGGATAAAATGAGGCAGCTAACTAAAATTATAGAGATTTACAAATTAACAGGCACAAATTATAAAATTATAAATCATGGATAAATTATTAAATGTACACAGAGAGGGCGGTTATCCTTTAGTCGGGGAAAACTTTAAAATAATAGAAGATTGGCCCAGGTATATTGAGGCAACATTAAATGGACTAATGATACCAAGTCTCACTTGTGTAATATTGGATACTGGAACATCAGGGGTGTTAAATCCACCAAGCATTATTTGTTATATCGCGAGCAACTCTATTGTCGATCGCGGACTATATGAGTTGCATTTGCCGCTAGAGCAAAATGTCAACATTCCTCAATTGGTCAGTGGCGATATACAGAAAGGTATATTAATTGAACATACAACTTACGATGTTACTAATGCACAAGGGGTTTTTAACAACGTTTATAAAAAGTCTGTCGCAACCATAACTCCTGTTAGTGGTATGTGTCCAGCCTATAAATTTAAGTATTTACACGTCCTTTTGCAGGAGTTAGGGGAAATAGATTATACTGGAACCGCCCTAACTGCTGCGTGTTATAGTCAAATAGAATTTAATACCAATGGGACTATAAATGCAAATTATCGCCTAGATAATCATCAGCTTGTGCCCAATCCTGGTTTTCACACGGTTTTGAAAATAAAAAAACACACTCATTGTTTTGTTCAGTTGTCATATAAGGCAGTCGGACCCGACGCTACATATTCCGTCATTACCTTACCGCCTTCTTTTGCGTTGGCTCATGGACACCTTGTGTTTCCATATGCTGTAGGAGCTGGAAATCTTGACATTAATGGATGGGGTGAAAACAATGACACTCCTAGAGTGATTTTGCGAGGCCGATACTTGATTTGGAAAAATGTAGTTAGTATGAATACTCCCGTCCATATTAGCATAAATTATTTTAAATGACAATAAACATGAAACAGAGCTTCAATATATTTGATTTAGCGTTGACCAAGGTTGGTAATATAGAGGATGTGTTTCAAATCGCTCGCATCAACAATATAGCAGTTAGTAGCGTTTTGCAAGGTTCTTTGAGAGAAGAATTGTGTAGGTTAGAAAAAGTGTCCGCTACAGGTTTTGTGCCTGCGTCTGGCAACATTTTGCCAATTTCTGGTGTAGTGAATACGATTATGAATTCCTCTATTTTATCTACCATTCAAAATAATCGCGTACACGTATTATTATTACAATAAAAATTAATAGATATGGATACAAAAAACTTCTCCCAATTTGACGAAAAAAATAAACCAGCTAATGGCGACTATGTGGTAGGTTATGACCCCAACACATTGAGTGAGATTAAAATCCCTGTAGGCTCATTAACAACCAAAGGTGTTGATGGAGACAGTCTGCAGGTACAATATAGTAAAGATAATGCAACATGGCACTTCCCATATATGAATGGCGATACTTATATGCGACAAAAATTGGGCAATAATGAGTGGACATCGGGAATGTTTATGGGTATTGCTAAACATGTTAAATACATCAATCTTATGCCTTCATGGACAGAGGAGAAAGAATTTGTAGCAACATGGGATGTTTCATCCGCCCTTCTCGCAATATGTGATACTAAAAGTGATGAGTTTGAGCTGCGAGTTGTTGGTGCGAGCATAGGCGACATTTTTGAATTAGTATTAATTGACCCTTCTCAAGTTATCTTTCCAGACGATTTTGTGTTTAATCCAGGTTGGAAATTTCCTGCAGATACTCAATATCAATATTTTAAATTCATGTATTTGTCTGGAAAAGTGATTGTAAACTTAGTTCATACAATTATAGCCAAACCACGCCCATAGTTGCGTGTGTTGGTTTTTTTTGTACATTTTATTTTATAATTTTGTACATTTTGTTTTGTTGATTATATATTCCTGTATAACTTCCATTACCTCTGTAACAAAGTGTCCACTTCCAGCAGCATAGTCAATAACATTTGGTAGCAAATCGTTTTTGCTTCCTTGTTCAATTTTTTGCAATGTTATTTCGCGAATAGGTAAACTTTTAATAATATATCGAGCTATTGGAACTGGTGTGAAAAACTGTCCCGACTCTTGTTTTAACCCTGTGGTTAAAAGCAACTCAAAGAAATCGCTTAAAAACTGCTGACGATAATTATAACGGATTTGATAAACCTGTAAGAGTTCTACAACCTCTTTTACCACTTTGGCATTATCCTCAAACGAAGCATCGTCATACACTTCCTTTATGGCAAATTCGTTATTTTTTTTCAGACGTATTTCGGTTAAAATATTTTTAATCTCCTCTCTATATTGCTCATCTACGGTTTGCTTGAAACGTGTATCAAACTCATCATCACTAACGTCTGTAACCTTTTTTTCCAATAGCTCTTTCATTCCCCTACGATACAGGTCTGTTAATCTTTTTTGAAAAGAGATATGGTCATCTTCCCCCTCCAACCATTGGAAATGAAGCTGTTCGTCTTCACTTCGATCTTCATCAATAATTTTACACAGAAATAGTGTAAATATTTTATTAAAAGCGTTAGGCTTATCCGACACTACATTGTGACGTAGGATTTCCAAGAAGCGATTAAAAATAAAACTACTATCTTTTTGTTTTAAAGCCTTTAAATCTCTTCTTGTTAACGCTTTACTTTGAAATTCGTAAGGTCTGACCCAGCTATCAAAAATACCGTTTGTTTTGGGAAGCTTATTCCAACGTTCGTAAAAATCTTTTACATTGCCAGTTTGTTTGTAATCTTCCTCAATTTTTACAATTGTATTTTTGTATTCAACACCTTTACTGTCTATTTTAGAAGTATATAGCATTAGAACATCGGCATTTTTATCTTGTTGAAAATAGGTAAAAAGTTGTCCGCCGTTCTTCTCTAAGTTTTTCAGTTCTTTTTCATACTCTGTGCCCCAAGTTTTACATTCAATCATTAAATAAGCGGAACCATCGTCTTTAGTTACCAAAATATCTAATCGCCCGCTTGTTCCGTGTCCTGTTTTCCAAGTTTTTTCCAATGTTATATTTTGTGGCTGATACCCTTTTCCCAAAAGCCTATCCACACACTCCAAAACAACCCAGTTTTCAGCCTGTAAAAAGTTTTGCGTTGTTTTACTTTCACCTTTTATTTTATTTCCATAGTTGATATTTTCTTTCTCAAAATCAATTTCAACAACATAATAGTCAGCTTTAGAATATTTTTTCTGAAAAATACCCGAACTGTTTTCTTTTGGTACAAATCCCAATGTCTGTATTAATTTCTTATTGTCCATCACGATTAGAATTTTAATTGTCCTTGTACAATGTTGGTAGCTTCTATATATTCATATTGTTTTTCAGCAACTGCAAAAACGTTTTTAGAACATTTGTATTCATAAGCAGATTTTGCTGTTTTATCTGCAAAATAAAGATCTTTTAATTCCTGATAATCCATTTCAAAAGCATTAGCAAGTAGCTCAACTTTATCAAAAGACATGAGCTTTTTATCGTTTTCGATACGACTCACAAGTGGAGTATTTATCTTAATTAAAGCACCTAATTCTGTTTGACTCCAACCTCTTTTTTCTCGTTCTGCTTTTATAAATTTACCAAAACTTGTCATTTTCAT